GACCAGGCCGATGCCCTTCACCGCCGGGATCGGGATCAGGTTGAGCGGGTCGCCGATGCCGGCGATCAGGTCGCTGGTCAGGCCCCACTGCGCGCTGTCGAGGCGGCGGTGGATGCCGCGCAGCTGGTCGATGCGCGCCTTGCGGGCGATCGTCTCGTCCTTGGAGCGCGACTCCAGCAGGTCGCTGGCCCACTCCTCGTAGCCGGCGACGTCGCTGGCTGGGTTGTAGTCGGGGTCGGGATCGAAGCGGCCGGGCAGCAGCGACTTCTGGATGGCGGTGACGGTGCCGAGCGTCCGCCACTTGTCCATGACCTCGCCGGCGAAGCCGCCGGGCGGCACGGCGTTGAGGTCGGCCGGCGGATTGTAGGCCGGCACCGCCTCGAAGGTCTGGCGCGGTTGCTTAGGCGCCATAGTAGCCCCGCGCGTTCATGCCCTGGCGGATGCCCTCGGTGAACCAGCGCGGGCCGGTGGTCCAGTCGCCGTCGACGCCGGGCCGCTTGCGCCACCACAGCGCCAGCCCGTTCGGCCCCTTGCCGGGGCTCGAGCGCAGGTCGAGGTGCAGCGTGTTGAGCCCGTCGCCGGCGCCGTAGCCGCCGACGGCGCGGTAGCCCATCTGGATCGCCGTGGCGATCAGCCGGATGCGATCCTCCTCGCTGTAGTCGCCGATGTAGACGTCGATCGCCAGCCCGGTGTGGTGCTGGCTGGTCGCCTTGCGGATGTCCTTCTGGGTGCCGCCGTGCGGGGTGATGCGGAGCGGCTTGCCGAACACGCCCGACAGCCGCTGCGCCGACGTCTGGGTGATCGGCTGGGTGGCGAGGAAGTTGGCCGGGAAGGCGTTGCCCTGCATGTCGGTGACCATGCCGGGTCCGCCGGGATCACCAGCATCGCCGGCATAGGCCACCGTCGGCATCAGCACCGTGTTGGCGACAGCAAGGAAGCTCTCCACGGTGCCGCTGCCGAGCTCGGTGTTGTAGTGGGTTTTCCACAGCTCGGCCTGGCCGGCGACGTCCTGCGGGATCGGGCCGGGCGCCCGCATGTAGTAGAGCCGCGCGAAGGCGGCGTTGACGATCGGCTTCTCCAAGTCGTCGCGGGTGGCGTTGGCGATCGAGATGCCGAAGGCGCGCTCGACGCGGGCGGCGGCGACGGCGATCGGGTCGCCGGGAATGTTGGCGCGGCGCTTGACCTCGGCGAAGGCGGCCGCCGGCCCGTCATTGACCTGGAAGATTCCGCGGTCGCCGACCGGCCGGAAGGTGTTGGGCGCGGTGCCCATCTTCGACTCGGCGATCGCCGTGTTGAGCATGAACTGGCCGCCGGTGCCGTCCGGCAGCACCTGCTCGATGGCGCGGATGGCGCCGAAGGTGACGTCCTTGCCGGCCGCCTTGGGCGTCATCAGGAGCTCGGGCGTGACGAAGGTGCCCTCTGGAATCACCGGCAGCTGCTCCTGCTGGCGCCGGATGAACTTGTTGTAGGCGTCGATGCGGGTGGTCTTGCCCTCCGAGTATTTCTTCTGGAACTCGTCGGGCTGGGTCAGCACCCAGTTCTCGATCTCGGCGTCGCTCATGCCGATCTTCGACTGCAGCCAGTCGGCGGCGGCGCCGGTGCCCAGCGCGTTGACGTCGGCCAGGCCGATGTTGGTCTGGAATTTCTGATTGTAGATCTGCAGCTGGCGCTGCACGCCGAGCTCGGCATGGAACTCGTCGGCCTGCGCCTTGGCCCGGGCCCGGCTGTTCATCTGCGCCAGCACCACGCCGGGATCGATCAGCATCGGCACCGGCTTGCCCGACTTCTCGTCGAGCACCTCGACCTGCTGGGCGCTGCCGTCCGGCATCACCAGGTTGACGGTGAACTGCGTGCCCTCGCCGAGATTGCCGGGGATCGGCTCGATCGTCACCTGCGTGCCGAGCGGCAGGTCGCGCGTCGACTGCGCCGACAGCACCTCGTCGAACTCCGGCCTGAGCTCGTCGTCGTCGCCCATGAACAGCCGGCCGGTCTTGTGCGCGTCCTCGATCGCCAGCCTGACGTAGTCGGAGATCCACAGATTCTCGTTGGTCTCGAAGCCGAAGGCGGCGGCGCCCTCGTCGATCGCGCCGCCGACGCCGCCGATGCGCTGTTTGGCGTAGCCCTCCGGGTTCTTGAACGGGGCATGGCGGGCGAAGCCGGTGGTGTAGATCGGGCTCGCCGAATAGCGGTCCTTCAGCCGCTCCCAGACCTTCTGCAGGATCTCGCCCGGCGCCGGGTTGGTGGTCATCGACATCGAGTTGCGGAAGGCGGCGTCGAGCTCCTGCGCGAACTCAGGCGGCATGGCGAACTTGCCGTACTCGGAGGCGAACAGGGCGCGGGCGTCGGCGTCGAAGTCGTTGCCGGTGCCGGCCTTGTACTGCTCCTTCCAGTAGGGGATCGAGTTGGTCTTGTCGGCGAGCTTGTTCATCACCTTGCGCCAGGCCTGCGCCTTGTCGGCCTCGGTGCCCGACATGATGTCGCGCATGGTGGCGAGGCCCTCGTCGAAGATCGCCTGCTTCTCCGACGGCACGCTGCGCTTGACGATCTGGCCGACCTCGTTCTGGCCCTGGCGCTGCGCAGTCAGCATGTTCCAGATCTGCAGCGCGTCCTGCGCCTGCTCGATGGTGCCGAGCATGCGGTTCTCGAGCGCCTGCACCAGCGACGGCGTGATCTGCCGGGTCTGCAACGTCATCTGCACGATCGCGGCGCGGGCGTCGGGGTCGTCCAGCCCGCCCTTGGTGCGCAGGATCTCGTCGACCATCTTGTCGTAGGCCGAGCGCACCGTCTCCGGCAGCTGGTCGTTGGTGTTGGTGTGGTCGACCTTGAGATAGTCGGCGATCACCATGCGGTCGTCGTTGCGGCGGAAGTCCTGCAGCATCGAGTTGGCGAGCTGCCTGAGATCCTGCGACACCGCGGCCGCCAGCTGCTCGTCGATCCTGCCGCGCAGCTTCTCCGACGAGATCTCGATCGTCGTCGGCAGCAGCTCCTCGTGGATGCGGGCGCCGGGCACGTCGTTCTCGTGGATGTTGAGGTTGACGTTGCCGCCGACGTCGAGCGAGTTGGCGAAGTCGAGCAGCTGCAGCGGGTCGATGTCGCCGGCCATGGTGGCGCGGGCGATGCGGTCCTGCGCGCCGGCGACGAACACGCCGGTGCGGATGCGCTCCTTCTGCAGCTCGGCCGCCTCCGGCGTCATCACGCCCAGCTTGACCTTCTCGTCGACCGCCTGCTGCGCCGTGTTGACCTGCTTCGCCGCCTCCTCGACCGAGCCGGCCGAAGCCGCCGAGATGCCCTTCGAGGTGGCGTCGTTGATGCGGTCCTGGATGCCGTCGAGCATCGCCGCCTGGTTGCGCCGGTAGTCCTCGGCGAGCAGCTGGTTGCGGCGCTGGTCGAGATCGGTGGCGAGGAAGGTCTTGGCCTGCGTCTTCAGCTCGGGCGGCAGCTGCTCGATGACGCCGTCGGAATAGGACGCCATGCGCGCCAGCTTGTCGGCCGTCGGCACGCCGACCTCGGCCTGGATGGCGCCGAGCCGGGCGCCCGAATCGCCGAGCAGTGTCGCCTTGAAGTTCTGCTCGAGCGTGTTGGTGGCGGCCGCCACGTAGTAGGGGCTGCCCTCGATCTTCGGCATGCGCTTGTAGAAGCCGAGCGGATCCTTGCCGATGTTGGCGTTGATGAACTGCTCCATCTCGACCTGGCCGGCGACCTTGTCGGTCTCGGAGCGGTTGATCTCGTCCTGGCGCGAGAGCTCGTTGGTGAGCTGGTTGAAGGCGCTGGAGAGGTCGGGCGCGCGGACCCCCTCCCCCGTCGCCTTCGGCAATTCCTTGCCGCCGATCAGCGAGACGCGCGGCGTCTGGACGACGAGGGGAGCGAGGGCCATCAGCTGGCCGCCGTGATCGAGTTACGGCTGTAGCCGCCGCTGCTGCCCCGCGCGACATAGGTGCCGATGTCACCGGCGATGTTGGCGCCGGCCTGGATGAAGGCGCTGGCCGCCGTGGTCTTGGCGCGCCAGCCGGCGACCGCGATCTCGTACTTCTTGCGGCCGAGGATCTGGCCGGTGTTGAACTCCAGCCGGCTGACATCGGATGCGGCGACCTTGGCGTTGTAGGGCGCGATGCCCATCGTGTAGCTGACGTTCTCGGTCAGCCCGCTGGCCGACAGCGCGGCGCGGTTCTGGGCGCTGGCCCGCCGCAGCTCCTCGAGCCGGTCGGCGGTGTCGCCGATGCCCTTGATGCGCTCGTTCTCCATCTCGACCATCAGCTGCTGCTGCTCGATCTTGGCCTGCTGCCTGGCGATGCCGGCCTGCATGGCGGCGGTGGCGATCGAGCCGACGGCTCCGAGGATCAGGCCGATGACGGGCGGGCACATCAGATGGAAACCTCCTGCACCATGCCGAGCACGGCGAGCGGGCCGGGGTTCGGCTGGGTGATGGTGACCGTGGGGTCGCGGTCGTAGCCGAGATGGTGGACGCGGCGCTTGCCGGTGCGGCGCGCCGGCGGCAGCGACGGGTCGTCGCCCATGTTGAAGCCGAGCGCCTCCTCGCCGTTGACGGCGGCGCTCACGGACTCGTGAAAGTGCACGGTCGACGACACCACGCGGCGCTTCTCGCCGGTCATCGGGCCGTCGTTCATCTCGCGGTCGGGCGGGTAGGGCTCCATGCAGACGCCCGGATCCCAGCCGACGATGACGTCGGTGACGGCGTGGTCGAGGGTCAGCGTGCCGCCGGCGTCGACCATCCAGACGCCGAGGTTCCAGCCGTTCTCCATGACCGAGACGCCGAGCCCGTTGTACATCGGGCCGGGCACCACGGTCGGGTCGCCCGGCGCCGACTGCACGCAGCGCCTGGCGCCGTCGAGCCACCAGTCCGTGCGGTCGAGCTCGAAGCGCTCGAGGTACTCGACGCCGTTGCGCAGCACCGAGAAGAACACCGTGCGGCCGAACGTGCACACCGCCTTGAACAGGCCGCCGCCGCCGGCGGTGAAGCGCGTCCACGCCGCCAGCTCCTCCGAGCGGATCGAGTGGAACACCGCGACGGTGCCGTCGCTGTTGACGAAAAAGGCGTACTGCTCGGGACGCGAGGTTGTCCCGAACAGTACGCTCAGCGCCCTAGGGGTGTTGATCAGCGGACTCGCCACCACCGAGACCGGCGAGGCGACGTGGGCGTCCTGGTTGTAGTCGTAGATGAACTCGCGGACGTTCTTGCCGTTGGCCTGCGCGAACAAGGTGGCGCCGTCGAAGACCTGCGGCCTGACCGTCGGCGAGGCGCCGTAGCTGGTCTGGTTGACCACCCTGAGCGAGGCCGGGGTGATCGGCTCGCCCGGCCGCGTGTCGACCACCGACTCGGAGTTCTCGCAGAAGATCTGCAGGTTGCGGCCCGACACCAGGTGGACGATGCGGCTGGTGGCGTTGATCGTGCCCTGCACGCTCTCGTCGTCGAGCCCGTCGCGGACGTTGAAGTCGTAGTAGTCGCCGACGGCGGAGCCGGCGAGGAAGGTGGGCGAGCCCAGCGAGCCGCCCAGCCACAGCCGGTTCTCGTAGAGCGCGATGGCGCCCGGCCAGCCGCGGCGGGCGGACCACATCTGCTCGGTCCAGCGGGTGGTGTCGGAGGTCGATTCGGGGGCGACGCGGACATTGCCGCCGCCGCCGTCGCCGGTGCCGGTCGGCGTGCCGGCCGAGAACACGTAGTGGTCGGAGTCGCGCACGGTGACCGAGTGGCTGCCGTTGAGCTGCGCCGCGGTGACGCCGAACGCATCGACGGCGCCGGAGATGGTGATGGTGCCGGTGCCGCTGAGCCCGTGCGCGGCATGGGTGACGATGATGTTCGAGGTGCCCTGGCGGATGTAGAACGGCGCGATCCCCAGCCGCTCCTCGATGCGCTGCTTGACCGTCACCGTCGCCGTGGTCGAGCTCGCCACCGCGGTGATGATCATCTCGCAGTTCCAGATCCGCACGCGCTCGCCGATCCACGCCGAGGTGAAGATGCCGACGTTCGAGGTGAGGGTGCGGCCGGAGCCGGTGTCGGGGTCGCTGACCTTGAGCGACACGCCCTGCGGGAAGTAGCGGGCCTGCGGCTGGTTGATGACGTTGACGCCGACGTCGGAGCCGAACTCCAGCACCTCGAGCACGAAGGAGTTGAGCGAGGTGCGCCTGAGCCGCCGCGGCTGCCAGTCGGGGTGGACGAGGATCATGACGTCGCCGCGCTGGACGAAGTTCATCTCCCACATGTTGATGTAGTTCCACGGGCAGCCGGGCACCGAATAGACGATGGTGCCCGACTGGTCGAAGAAGTGGGCGTAGCCGTGCTGGAAGGCGACGCCGTACTTTTCGTTGGCGTCGAACTCGAAGGCCTCGAGGCGGGTGATGTTGAGCGCGCCGGAGCCTGGCAGCGCGCCGACGAGGAAGGTGCCGGGCCGCCGGTCGGCGCCGCCGGTCGAGCGGATCAGCACGTTGTCGAGCACCCTGGCGCCGGTGCCGAGCGCCTTGGAATCGACGCGCATGGCGAAGGCCTGGTCAATGACGCCCGAGCGGAAGTCGGTCTTCACCTGCCGGAGCGGGGCACGGTAGTTGCTCAAAAGCGGCGCGCCTCCATGATCGAGCCGCGGCCGCGCAGCGGCAGCTTGCGCGTGGTCTGCTGCCGCGAGTCGGCGTTCTTGGCGAGGCGGAAGTAGAGCTCGACCGACTTGGCGAGGTCGGCCTGCAGGTCGAGCTTGCCGGAGATGGCGAAGCTCAGCTTGTGGGCGAGGCCGTACTCGATCAGCTGCACGAAGTAGCCGGGCCAGTAGCTGATCGGCGGCTCATAGGTGTGGATGCACCACAGCTTCTCGGTGCCGGTGTAGTTGGTGCGGATCTCGTTCTCGAAGCGGTCGAACGGAAGCGACGGCTGGTGGATGTTGCCCGGCCCGGTGACCACCTTCTGGATCGCCTTGAAGCCGGACGGCGCGATGTAGGTCGACTGCCACTCGGTCGGCGGCGGCGATTCCGGCCGCCTGCTGAGCTCGGTGGTGCGGCTGGCGAAGCGCCAGGGATAGAGGCTCAGCCAGTGGTCGACGCAGGACTGGTAGAGCAGCGCGCAGGCCTGCTGCTCGGCCGAGTCGGGTGCGGTGAACGAGGCGACCGGGCTGGCCCCGATCATGATCAGCGCCGACGAGGCGATGTCGAACTTGGTCAGCGCCATGGGATCATCCTCGGTGCGGCGGTGGGGGGAGGGTGTGGCTAGCGGCCCCCCTCCCCCCGTAAAGCTGCATTGCTCCTAAGGCCGCAGCTTATGAGCCGGTGACCGTGGTCACCGTGGCGGCGCCGGTCGCCGAGCTGACGATCAGGTGGTCGAGCGCGGCGACGCCGCCGGCGCCGGAGCCGACCTGGATGACGTCGCCCTGGTGCAGGGCGTTGGTCACCGTGTTGAAGTAGCCGGACGCCTGGATCGTCGCGAGGGCGTCGGCCGACAGGTAGTGGTGGAGCTGCTTACCGCCACCGTGCATGGTGCGGAAGCCGGCAATTGCAAAGGCCATTTGAGTTCTCCTAAGTATCGAGCGGGTGACTATGGTCAACTACAGTCGACTATACTCACTCGACGAAGTGAACCTCGTAGACGCCGATCGGTTCGATCAGGCAGGCGCCCTGCGACATGAACGAGGTGGCGAGGTGGGCGACGCGCTGCGGCACGTAGTTGATCTCCGATGTGATGTCCAAGCCGGAGGCATGGCCCACCGCGGTCTTGTGGTAGGCGAAGGTGGTGCGGTCACTGGCGCTGCCGGGCAGGCCGGAGAACTCGAACCACATGAACGACAGCCAGCGCTTGGCCGACATGCCGCCCTTGTAGGGCAGCTGGTCCTGGCCGATGAAGTCGGCCGAGGAAAAGGCGGTGATGCCGAGCAGGTCGAGCCAGCCGGCCGCCGAGACCACCCAGCTGCGGCCGCCGTCGTCGGGGATCGAGTTGTTGCCGAACCAGGCGAACACCGTGTCGATCTTGGCCTGCGTCAGGCCGGTGCCGCCGTGCGCGATGACGTTGGTGGTGGTGTCCATCGCGTTGACGATGAGCTCGTCGGACTTGCGGCCCAGCGCGTAGGCGCCGGCGTCGGCCGCCACCTTGCGCTCGTCCATGTTGATCTTGAGCTCGTCGAGCTTGTCGATGTAGTCGCCGGCGTACCAGTCCTCGAGCACGCACTCGATCGGGTCGTGCGCGACCTCCATCGTGGCGATCTCGGCGTGGCGCGCCTTGCGCACGGCCGAGCCGGTGCCGACCTTCTGGAAGGTGGTCGAGCTGCCCTTGACGTTGGACTTGGTGCGGACGGTGCTTCTCAGCTTCGAGCCCATCCGCTGGTAGGCGACGAAGACGTCGCTCTCGTATTGCTTGACGAAAGCGTCGCTGACTTCCTGTGACATGGGAAAACCCTTCGGTTGGAGTGGGATCCGAAGGTTGTTCCGCCCTTGCAGTTGTTCCGGCGACCCTTGCGGTCATGCCGGGCCGCGGCGGGCCTGTCGTGACGCGACCATGCAAATTTGCATGGCCCGCGCTCAACGTGACTTTATGACGCCGTAGTAGCCGCGGTCGTAGCCGAGCCGCTGGAAGAAGCGCCTGGTCGCCTCGTCGGCGATGCCGCTGGAGATGCCCAGCGTGATGTCGGCGGCGCCGGCCTCGCCGAACGCCCACGCCTCGAGCTGCGCCACCATCGAGCGCGCCGCCAGCGGCGATCGCCACTCCGGCTCGATGTAGAAGCCGATGTCGGTCACCGTCCTGACCTTCGAGAAATAGTGCTCGTGCGCCATCGCCAGCAGGTAGCCGTGGATCTCGTCGGTCACCGAATCGGCGAGCGCCACGCAGAAGTAGGCCGGGTCGGCCAGCATCTTGTGGACGAGCTGGTCGACCTTGGCGAGGTCGAGCGGGTGGTCGCGGTAGGCGCTGGCGTTGTGGAAGTCGGCGGCCAGGCGCATCGCGCCGGGGATGTCCTTCAACAGCCCGTGGCGCACGATCGCCTTCGGCAAGTCATCCCGCCTTCTTGTCCGGGTAGAGCTTCTTGTAGCCCTCCTCGACCTTTTTCACCCACTCGGGATCGCGGCGGCCGGCGTCCCAGTAGCGCGGGTCGGACTGCATCGCCCTGAGCTGCTCGACGGTGAGCGCCTCGGGCGGCGGCGGCGCGCCGTCGGCGGTGCCGGTGCCGGCGAGGCCTGCCAGCCGCTCCAGCACCTTGATGCCGGCCGGGTCGGTGGCGATGCGGCCGAGCGCGTCGAGCTCCGATTCGTCCTTGGCGGTCTTCTTGGCCCAGGCGTCGACGGCGGCGATGCGGGTCTTGAACGATTCGCCGAGCTGCGCCTTGAGCACCTCGTCGCTGACCGGCTGCGGCTGCATCCTCTCGATGTAGGTCTCGACCGCCTTGGCGAACCTGGCCTGCGGCAGCCCGGCCTCGAACGCCTGCTCGCGCCACCAGCCGATCATCGGGTGCTCGGCGAGCTCCTTCTCGTCGACGTCCTTGATCTTCGGCAGCGTGTAGGAGGCGGCGTCCTTCGGCCTGTCCTTGGCGAGGCCGGCCTCGATCTCCTTCCTGAGATCCTCGGTCTTGGTGTTGAAGCGGGTCTCGAGCTCGCCGTAGCTGGTGACCAGCGCGCCGACGTCGGGGCGGCCCTCCTTCATGAACTTCTCGGGAAGGGTGATACCCGGAAACAGCTCGGTGAAGCGCTTGTTCTCGTCGGCGCTAGGCGGCAGCGGAGGGGTCGGAGGCGCCGGAGGCGCGGGCGGTGCGGGCGGGTCGACTGGTGGCACGAGATTCCTCCCTGTGGTGCGCTGCGATGCGCTGCGAGATCACCCCGAGGAGGAAGCGCTGCCCCTCGAGGTGGCGGATCTCGCCGTCGGTGGCGTGCGGGCCGCAGACGCGCTCGATGGATATGGACCGGAGATAGTCGAGCGCGGCCCTGCCTGCGGCCGACGCGAACACGGCGGCGAGTACGGCGTTGATGCGTTTCTGCTCGTCCGGCGAGCGGGTGACGCCGTCCGGCCCGGCTTCCCTGGTGTCACGCGGCATTGGCGGCGATCGGCATCTCGGCCGCGGCGCCCTGCGCGCCGCCCATGGCGCCCGCCGCCGGCTGGTTGGCGGTGAGCTGCTCGAGGCCGGGCACGCCCGCCTCGCCCTCCATGCCGGGGATCGCCTGGCCCATCTGGCTGACCTGCTGGGCGAAGCCCTTGATCTCCTGCGGCTTGCGGGTGAAGCGGCTGGGCACGCCGAGCTTCTCGCCGACATAGGGCGTGGCGTCCTCGCCCTTGATGAAGAGGTTGACCATCTGCGGGCCGAAGTTCTTCTGGACGAAGGTGATCAGCCGGTCGAGATTCATGATGTCCTCCTGGTCCTGGGCGCGGGCCAGCGGCGACGTCGCCGTCACCTTGACCTCGCGGCCGTTGACCACCGGCAGCTTGATGGCGCCGAGATCCTTGAGGATGAACACGACGCGCTGCATCACCGGGAAGATGAACTCGCCCATGAGGCGGCCGAACGCGCTCCCGATCTGCCGGGAGAGGTCCGCCATGCGCTCGGCCACCTCGGTCGCCGACATCGGCGTCTTGTTGGGGTTGCCGAGCATGTCGTTGTAGAGCGCCCGCTTGATGTTGTTGCGCTGCTCGTCGAGCAGGATCCCGGCGATCTGGAAGGAGCCCGCCGGCGTCACCGGCTCGAGGCCGCGGGTGCCGGGGGTGCGCGGGATGATCGTCCCCGGGACGAGCTCGATGGTGTCGACGTTGACGGTGCCGTCGTCGTCCATGTTGTAGATGCCGGCGATCGCCAGCTGGGCGTTCTCGAGCACCATCTGCATGACCAGGTTGACGGTCTTGATCGCCGGCATGGCGTTCATCAGCGGGCCGCGGCCCCACACCGAGCCGGCCTCCTTGCCCCAGCGGAAGCAGATGATCGGGCAGGAGCCGACGCCCTCGTACTTCTCGCGCGCCACGATGCCGGCGTCCTGCTCGAGGCAGATCACCGAGCGGTAGTAGCACTCCTCGTTCGGATCCTCCCAGTCGCGCATCACCGCGTCGATGAACGGCCATTCGGCGCCCGACTTGCGGAAGTCGGTCATGGCGCCCTCGGGCATGGTGTGCTTGGGCCACTTGACCTCGAACTGCTCGGCCGAGTAGCGGCGGTTGCGGAAGAACTGGTCGAGCTTGTCGAACGGCCCGTTGTTCACATAGAGCTCGTTGATCGGGATGGCGTTGAACCGCAGCGGCTCCAGCGCCGTGCCCTTTTCCAGCTCGATCGCGCCCAGCGTCACCGCCAGGTCGAGGAAGGCCTCCGCCGATTCCTGCGGAAAGTTCGACGCATTGATGACGTCGAAGCAGAACTCGGTCACCGCCTCGAGGTCGCGATTGACGGTGTCGGCGTCGATCGCGTCGATGTCGAGGCCTGCGGCAAGCTTCGCCCAGCGGGTGAAGTTGGGCACGATCCCGGCCTGCAGCCGCGAGGCGAACTCCTGGGTGGCGACGATGGCGGTCTCGTCGAAGACGTCGTCGATCTCGGAGTCGGAGTTGGAGGAGAAGAAGGCGCCGCGGCCGGGCATGGCGTAGCGCATGGCCTGGTCGAAGCGCGATTCGCGCGGCGTGCGCAGCGCCTTCGCCCTGTCGTAGGCCTTCTTCACGGTCTCGAGCGAGGGGTGACCCATGTCATGCAAAGTCCGGTAATCGTTAAGCCGTGTAGTTCTGGCCGAAGCCGGAGCCGCTGTTGCCGGGGGAGAGCAGCGAGCGCGTGCCGGGCAGACGCAGCGAGCGGCGGGTGCCGACCAGCTCCTTGTCCTTGGCCTCCCTGAGCCGGGCGAGCTCCTCCGCCTTCTGCTCCTTCTGCTGCGCGGCGATCGCCGGGTCCTGTTTGGGGGCTTTGGGCAGGCACATGGTCAGAAGCTCCATGCTCCGAGGAGGAAGCCGAGGAGGAAGATCATCGCCGTGACGAAGCAGGCGATGACGATCAGGCTGGTTTCCATGTCGGGCACGCTCACCATCCCTTCAACGTGACTTTGCGCGGGCGCGCCGCGCGGGCATGGGCGAAAACGTCGAAGCGGGTCGCCACCTTGGCCGCCTTGCCGAAGCCGCTGCCGCGCATCAGCGCGCGGCCCTCGCCCCCGCCCAGCATCATGTACTGGCCGGCGTCGTGGACGTGGCTGAAGCGGTTCTTGTCGGGGCTCTGGTCGTAGCGCTCGGCGCCGGCGACCTGCAGGCGGCGGTAGTGGTAGCCGCCCTCGCAGCCCGCGATGAAGGTCTTGCAGCGCGGGTCGACCAGCAGGCCCGGCTTCTTCTCGACCAGGCGCTCCATCGGCGCGGTGACCGCCTCGATCCTGAGCGCCGGGTCGTTGGTCTCGGTCGGCCGGATGTTGACGCCCATGCGGCGCAGCACCCTGAACGGCGTGTCCTCGTCGGTGCCGACGCGACTGTCGCCGGTCGGGTCGCCCCACACGCTGAACTGTCCGCCGAACTCGGCCATCTGCTCGGTCAGCAGGCGGCCGAAGCGGGTGATGCCCATGTCGAAGGCGACGAGCTCGCGCAGGATGAGCCAGCGGCCGCGGACCTTCTGGCCGAACACCGCCGCCGGCGACAGCCCGAAGTCGATGCCGACATAGACGTCGTGGCCGGGGACGTGGGCGAGCTGGGTGCCGCTGACGTGCAGCGCCCGGTCGAAGCCGGGGTAGACCGGCTTGCCGTCGACGAGGGTGCCGTACTTGTTGCAGACGTAGACGTCGATCCAGGCCGCGGTCTTGCCGGCGATCATGCGGAGATAGTAGCCGTCGTCGATGCCGGCCTGGTTCTCGCGCTTCGGGTTCATCACGTAGGTGCGGCCCTTCTTGAGCATGGCGCCGGGCTGCTCGAGGAACAGCCAGTCGGCCGGGCGCACCAGCTCGGCGAGCTCCTCCTCGGTGATGAAGTCGGGCGGCACCACCTCGCCCGACATGATGCCCCACCAGTGGTCCTCGTCCGGCGCGTTGGTGTCCATGAACACGCCCGACCAGGTGGCGCCGCCGTCGCGCTTCGAGGGATATCTTCCTACGCGCATGGTGATGGCGTCGATCACCGACTTGGGGATCTCGCGCGCCTCGTTGACGAAGGCGCCGGTGAGCTCGAGCGACAGCAGCTTCTTGATGTCCTCCGGCTTGTCGAGCGCCAGGAAGATGACCTCGGCGTCGATCTCGCCGCGGCGGATCCTGTGGGTGAAGGGCGGGCTCCAGTTGAAGCGGCCGTAGATCGCCTCGGGCACCCAGTCCAGCCAGGTCTTGATCGTCGTCGTCCTCAGCTCGGGCTGGGTGTTGCGGATCACCGCCCAGCGCGAGCGGCGGATGCCGTCGGCGGGGGAAG